GCCGTAAGCGGTCGAAGCGCCTTCTGCCTTGATCTGAGCCAAGCCGAGCAGCTTGACTTCGACTTCGATTTCAACAGCCTTATCGGACGTGTGCTTCTCGAAGATTTCCGACCACTGCCCCGGATACATCGGATAGTCGCCGAAGACGGCGGCCAAACCGGGCCGGAGTAGATCGCGGATTGCGGTTGTATTAATAGCCATAATATGTCTCCATGATCCCGATATTAGACGCCAGCAATGCCGGAGCGGTAACGGTGGTTGTTAAAGATAACGAGCCAGTTGGCAAAAGCCCCGACGGCGTTGCCCGGTGTTGGATCAAGCGAAAGGATCTTGCAGTTCAACGTGCTTGTAACCGCATCTGTGGTGTTGTCGATAGAAACAGCCGAGTTGCCAGTTGCTGGCGTTCCAGCAGTGTACAAGAAGTTGATGTTGAGGCCAACATCCGCGAGAGTCAGGTTCGTGCCCGCAGCGCCGAGGTTGTTGGTTTCCTGAACTGAGAACACGGTGTCCGGGTCGTCAATTACAAGAGCCTCCACAGTCGAGCCAGTGAGCACGCCCGGATTGCCAGGCCAGAAATTCTCGAAGCGGACACGGCCTGTGTTGTCGATAAACTTAACACCCCAGAACACGCCAACGCAAGCCGCGCCAGCAACGCCAACGCCAAGCGTACCATCCGCAAGAATCGTGACAGGATCTCCACGATACAGCGCTGTCGCATAAGCATTGGCAATTTGATAAGAATTTGTCGCGCCAGTCCAAGCAGAGCCGTCAAGTTTCCTGACCGGCTGAAAACCATTGGGCGCATTCGTTCCGATAGACATACGGTTTCTCCATGCTAAAGTTAATGGTGGTTTCTGCCGGTACGTTACGGCAATCGACAATTTTCTGTGGGTACGTGACCACAATCGTGTTGGCGCGATACGTTACGGCCATCGAATTTCAAAATGCTATCTAATTATTAAATTAATGTCAACTCAGAATAAAAAGACCCCTCCCCGTCACCAGAGCGGGGCAGTTGGGCACGGCGGGAGCAAGCCCCCGCCGCGACCGGAGCTTAGTCCTTAAACGATGTGACACGCTCAAACCCGACACCGCTATCCTTATCTTCAAAACGAGGTAGGTTCGGGTCGCTCTGACCAGTCCATGCCACGTCTTGCAGTGTTTCAATGTTTTCCAGATCGCGATCTTCATTGCGCTCTCGAACTTCATGCTCAGGGCATTCGCACAGCATTAGGCCTCCGCGACGAATAACCTGAACCTCCAAGCCTTCGTAGCCCGGAAGGGGAGGGGGCACCATCTCAGGGTGACGAGATGCAGGGACGGGAGACCACCCCCTGATCATGCGATCTGTCATGTTGTCTGGATCGGGCTCATTGAGGGTTGACTCGCGAACCCAAGCGTACGTCATCCCTGAGGGGATCTTGTCCTTGGGAACGTAAAGCTTGGACTGGAAGTGAGTTTCAGGGCGCTTGCGCATCCCCGACTCGCGTGATTCTGCTGCTCGGCTCTGCGAGACTCTTGATGCTCGTGCCATTATTATGCTCCTTTATTTTGTTTCATCATGTGAACGGCGTAATATTTTTCCGCCTCCACCTCAGTCATCCGGCCACCCTTTGCGTTTTTAATAGCCCCTGATTGCGCCAACTGATGCGCCATGCGCCGTTGGTCAGCCGTCAGCCGGATCGACTTGGTATTCTTTGCCGGCTGCCCCGGATTTGCACTTCGCCCAACGGGGGCGACATTCGATTGACGACTCATTGGAGGAACCTTTTTCGATGGAGTTGATCGCTCGCTAAATGCGTCAGGAAACTCAATTTGCATGTGACGATCAATCTCCGTGAAATAATCAACTCCGCCAATTTCATCCTCTCTTCCCTCAGAGCGATAACGCCGTTCAATTCGGCGGGCATAAATCGTAGCTTCCTCGTGCATTTCAGGATCAAAGTCGCTTGAGTTTGGCTGAAACCAAGGGTTCTTTTGTATCCAGTTGGCCGTGCGAGGCTCCAGAGTTGGCTGAGGCTGCCCCTCTACTTGACGCGCCTGAGCCTCGGCTGCCTGCTTGGGCTGAGGCGCGTTAAGCTCCTGCTGCGCCTTCCATGAGTCGATCTGATTAAGATCAGATTGAAGCTTGAAAAACTCACCTTGGAGCTCAACGATTCGTTCACTATCCCCAATGGAGTGAGCGTCAATAAGCTGACGCTTCACCTCTTCTGCACGACCGTGAAGGCGCTGCTCATAGTGCGTCATCATCGCCAGATCAGATTGATGGCGTTGCTGCTCGACCTGCTGAATTTTTGCCTCAGCCTCCTGCGCTCGTCGTTCGGCGTCAGCCGCCTTACGCGCCAGTTCGGCTATACGCTTTTCAGGTGAGCGTTTACGTTTCGGAGCCTCCTCCTCTTCAGACTCCTCTTCGACGACCGCTTCTTCAGGCTCCTGTTCAGGCTCCTGTTCTTCAGGTTCGCTTTCCTGATAATCGGCCAAGCTTTCACCAAGATCCTCTTCGGTGATTTCAATGTCCACATCTTCAGTTGGACCATCTTCGGTCAACGGAAGTTCTGAAATTTCTGTGTCTTCTGACATGCTCTACTCCTTAAAAATTGCCAGCGTACTTGCCTGACGTGACATCTTCTGGACCAGAAATAACCGCCATGACGCGATCATCAGGTAGAAGCGCCATTGCGACTCCGCGATAAGAAACCATCGTTGATTCGTAGCGTGGAATTAAGATCCAGTCGCCAACTTTGCACCAAGGTCCAGATCGTTCAAACTTCTCTCCTTGATAGGCCTCAGGCCCAACGGCACAAACCAACGCAGAAACCGAAGAGTATTTATCCTCGGCGCGCACCGCGTCAGGCAGGTACAGAGTCACTTCCGTGCCGTCATCCTGCGTAATCGTTTTCAGCTCTTCTGGCCGCACATAGATCTTAACAGCCACCAGATAGCCAGCTGGCCGCATATCAAACGGCTGGCCAGTAATGTCCACGAATTGCTCATCGATAAGCTGCTTAGCAAGCTCTTCTTCGTGCGGCTCAATATTACTCATGCTCATTAGTAATGACTCCCTCTTTCTTGCTCCGGTTTCTTGTCTTCATCTGGCTGCATCATACGCTTATATTCATCGTTGATCGCAGCTATTGCAGCCGTATATCCGCGTACCAACGCATTCCCCTCCAAAACCTGAAGAGCAATCTCCTCCGCCGACACGGCAGGGATGTAGCTATCCCCGTAGGTTGACGGCCTAAAACGTGCATTTAAACTGTATTCTGTGGCGCGGTCCCGCAGTTCAACTATGCGCTCAACCGCTCTGCGACTTAGTTCCTGTGCGCTCATTTTTTGTCTCCGGTAGTTTTTTATATGATTGCCCGCGATCTTTCGCGTGGAATTCTTTTGCGACTTTCGTCGATACACCAACCTTCTTGGCAAAGGCGGGGCTGGCCGAAGCGGCGGCCATCATCCTGAACTGCCGCTTCGACCGACTTGGCATTAGAAAGAAGACCCCAGACCAGACTTCGGCTTCACAGGCTGGAGCATCTTACCAGATGGGGACATCATGCCCTTACGAACCTTACCTGCCCCACCCTTGGCTTTCTTCACAGGCTTGCCCCCCGCCCTCATGCCTCCCATTTCAGTGGCCAGCTTGCGGGCCGTATCGGCAGAGGTTTGAACCTTACCGCCAGCAGCCTTCTTAATCACGTCGCCATAAGCTTTGACTGAGCAGCCGCGTTTGTTCATCAGCACATCCCCTTGCGAGTCTTGCCAGCGCCACCGGCGGCCCGCTTGACGGGTTTTTTCGGCTCGCCACCACTCTTATAATTTCCAGCAGCCATGCGCGCCGCGATGCGCTCATCCATTACCTTGCCGCCGTCAGCATACGCGCCGACTTTGCCACCCTTCTTCATGCCACCCTCGGAACGATTGGCGCTATTAATAACCTCGCCCTCCTTCTTCGTGACCTTAGCCTTCTTGAGGCTTTCATTCTGCCGCCTCGCAGCCTCGCGCTCAGCAGCGGTCGGCCCCGGAGGCGTCGGCTTTTTCACAGCGCCACCAACCTTGTAGGTCGGGATTGGGCGCGCGTTCGCTCGCTCCTGCAGCGCCTTTGCGCCGTTCGGCTGTTTTGGCATGGGCTCGGCAATCGCAGACCCAAAAATAGCGCGAGCCTTTGCCCGCAAATCAGTCATCTTCATTGTTGACCTCCAATAAATTCAATTGAGTATGGTTCAGGTGGTGCAGGATTATCTGCCAGATCGGCAAATACTCGAAGCGTTGCCGTCCGTTCTCGAGCTGCAGTATCAGCCATGTCAGCCGCCGCTGTGATTTCAGCAACGCGCTCTCTCGACTCTGCGTCGGTCTGAGCCTTCTCCTGCTTCTGAGCTATCTTCGCTTGCTCGATCTCAAGATATGGATCTGGCTGCTCCTGCGGCTTATACAGCGGAGCAAGCTGCTGCATCGCCTGTGCAACCATGACCGCAATCTGATTTTCAATCTGCGGTGGCAATGGCTGGCCCGGAGGCGGAAGAGGCTGCCCAATAATCTGCTCTACCTGAGCTCGCATTTTTAACGCCAAGTGCTCATTGATATGCGCCTGAAGGGATGGGTTTTCAGCTGCAATCGGGGCGTGTGAGGCGATATGCGCGTCGTGATCCTGATATGCGCCAGCCACCAAAGGCATTCCCATGATCGCGTTCTGGTTCTCCGTTAGAGGGTCCAGCGGCTGTGCGCGCCGCTCTTCAGGCCGAATGAGGAGTTCAATCTTTTCCTGCGGAATACCCATCTCAACATACATCTGCTTATATGCTTCGCGGATATTATGCTGGTCAGGCTGCTGCGTGGCGAAGCGAAGAAGGGCTTCCGCCCGCATCATGCGCTGAGCCGAAGACGAAACATTAGGATCGCTGACCGGGATAACATCGATGTTATTCTCGAAGTCCTGCCGCATGATAGCGGACATTCCGCCGCGAACCGGAAACGGATATGGCTCATTAGGGAGATATCTGCCAAACAGATTGGCAATCTTTTTTAGCTCGCGGCTAAACGCCTTGCGAACCCTCTTAAGCGTGGCAGATTGCAGTCTGGTCGCCGCTTCTATAAGAGCAACAGTCGTTCCGACTGGCGCATCCTGTCGGCCTTCACCCACGGCAATCTCTGCCGTGTTAGCAAGATTGCGCGCACTCTCATAAGTTTCCTTCAGCAATGAAAGAGCTACACCAGACGGCTCTTTATAGGGCATCGTCATGATCGCGTTCTGAATCGGCAGGCCGCCCGTATCAATCTCGCGGAACTCAGTCGGGCCAATCCCAATATTATTGTCCTCGATCTTCATGCCTTTGACGCGCAAGCCGCCCGGAAAGTTATTCAGTGTGCCAGCATCAATCAGCTGGCGACGAATTGCCGTCGCGGTTTTTGCTGAATTGCCCAGCAAGTGAGCATAGCCAAGACCATAGAAGCCCAAGCCGGGAATAAACTTATAGTGGGTGAAGCAATCCTCACGCTGAAACGTGATATCGTCCTCTTGATAGTTCCGGTAAATCGACAGAACCTTCCGGCTGCCCTCTTCAATCGAAACAATATACGGCAGAGGAATGCCATTTTCATTCTCAAAGCCAACTAAATTTAAATCCGCATAGACTTCGTAAATGCGATACTCTTCAGTTCCCTCTGCGCCCGGTTCAACACCCTGCACCCCATCAATTTCCGCCTGTATCGGAGTCTGGCTGCCATCATCCCCCTGCGGGTCACCAATATCAATGTCGCGATACACGCCAGCCAGCTGAGCAAGCCTGAAATTGCGGCGCGTCATTGGCGTAATGTGGCAGAAGCGCGGCGAAGTCGTTAAATCCGTCGTGTTATAGGCCACGATAAAGTTATCCGAGAGCACAAACCGACTCACCGGGCGGCCCAGTAGGCGATCCTGATACGTCTTCTTGAACGTCGAACCCACCAGAGGCAGCCATAATAGCATCTGGTCGAATTCTTCATAGAATTCTGGGGCGAGATCCGTCAAATAGAGGTTCATAAACTGCTGAACGCGCGACGCCTGAGCCTCCAACTGCTCATTCGCAACCCCAACAATCTGCGTTTTAACCGGGCCGCCGGCTGGCAATAGCTCCCCACAAGCCACCGCCTGCCAGCGCACCACAGCCTCCGCCAAGAGTGGGTCAAATACACCGCAAGCGCCCTTAAACGGCGTCTGCCGATCCTCCATCTTCAGGCCCATTAACTTAATGCCTTCAGACATCGTTGCTTCCCAGTCACTACGCGACTGGCGATCCTCTTCAACGCCACTGAGCAACATCTCGGCCAGCGAATTCAAGTCCATATCGTCCATGTAGAGCGCCAGATTCGCACAGAACTCCGGTTCTTCTGGCAGGTCGGTGTCTGGATCGAAATTAATTTCAACGCCGCCGTCTTCGGTCTCCACAACCTCAGCGCCGTCCACCATCTGCGGCTCTGCCTCGTCCAGTTCAAACTCAATACCCTCGCTTGGCATGTCAACATCAACGCCGCCAATGCCTTCAAAGGCTGGTCGAAGCGTGTCTTCAAGCGTGGTTGGTTTTCTAGCCATTTCGTCTTCCTATCACGTGTCATTTAAGGCGTCAATAAAACGCGACAGCCTCTCTTGGCGTATCATAAACCTCCTCATACGGGTTTTCCGTATTCGAGACCCAGCCCGACTGTTTAATCCTCAACAGCGCCATCGTCATCGTGTCCACCCAGTCACGCGAATCCGCAGCCGGGAACTGCACGCACTGCTGCAAAAATTCCTCAGCCCATTTCCGCAACTGCTGATACGTCGGGCCTACTGCCGGAAGCCATACCCGCCCGTTCTCAATCAAATCCGTGACTAACCGAACGCGCGCAATCTTATCGCCGTGCTTATCTGGGTTAAACGGCGTCGCCACAATCCCCGCCCTCGCGAGATCCAAGATCAGCATCTGCCCGTTCGCCTTAGCCTCTACCAAAATCGTATCCGGCTTGCGCCCAGACTTCGGCTTAATCGGCAGCTTATAGTTATCGTCTCGGTAATCATTCGCCATTCGCTGCACCATCCGCCGCAGCACTGGCCATTCAGCCCGATCCCGCCATGCCGATAGCAATATGATATTCGGAATTCCGTTATCGTCCTCAAACACGCCCCACGTCGTGCTCGCGCTATATGCGGAAGTTTTATTCGCCGTCAGCGCCGTATCCCATGCCTGAATGACATACTGGATTTTCGGCGGCTCAGGCTGCCGCCACCACTTAAACCACGTTCCGTCAATAATGCCGCCCGAATCCACCACCGGGTTCTGCTGATACAACGACGACCACATCCGCGCCGTCGTCGATGAGCGCTGCCGGATCTTCTCAAGGTTCTCTCGGCTAAACTGCGACTCCCACAACGCCTCGCCCGGCTCTCTTCCCAGAGGATCGTTCTCCAAAGCCAGCGCTGGCAGGATTACACGCTCCCACTTCTCGCCCGTGCCGTCCCGCTCTTCCTGATCCAGCATCCCGAAGTGATCGCCCAAGTGCCAGCGCGTCCCAATCAGGATGATCGCCGTGTCATCGTCCACACGCCGCGTATAGAAATCGCTGTTATACCATGCCCAGAGTTTCTTGCGGTGACTCTCACTCTCCGCCGCCTCAATCCCCGACAGCAAATCATCCCCGATCAGCATGTGACCGCGACGACCCGTTACCGACGCGCCCACAGCGGTCGCCTTATACGACCCATCATCCAGCGTCATCCACTCGCCAGCCGCCGTCTTATCCGCACTGATCCCAGCCTCCGGGAAAACCTTCCTGTGCTCGTCCGATTTCATCAGATTACGCACCTTCAAACCAAAGCTATCCGACAGCTCCTGCGTGTGCGTCGCGCAGATCAGGTTCTTCTTCCCGTATTTACTCAAATACCACGCCGGAAAGTGCTGCGACGCCGTGAAACTGTTATGCGTCGGCACCATCGACCGCCCACACAAAAACAGGTGAGACTCCGCCTCAACCTCAATACACACCGTATCGGCAAATCCAGCGGGCTCAAACTTCAGATGACGATATTTATAGTAATCGGCGTCACGCGCGCGCTTCCGTTTCCTTGGCAACCAAGCCGCATTCGCCGAGTAAAACGAAACCCGCCAGCACGTTTTATGCTGAACTCCATATAGCTTCGACTGCCCCGACGACAGCTTAGGTTTCAACCCCAGTGAAAACGCTAACTGCTGAAAATCGCGCGCTAGACGCTCATTCGATGCATAAAACGTCGCCTGCCCCGCTTTGCTCACCGTCCCGTCCGTGTCCATCAGGCCATGCAGCAAATCCCATCTCTGCTCTTCTGACCCCCAGAAATACGTATCTGGTATGTGCTTATTACCCATAACGCCGATTTTACGCAGCCGCGTCGCCAGACACGCCTCCCGATCCATCAATCCGTTCGGACCAATCCTAAACGCAATCGCCCGGCCCCTGCGCTGCGTCGCAATCCTTAAATCGCCACCTTCAATCGCGTGCAGGCGTTCAATAATCTCTTCGTCCATCGACGTAAATTGAGCCGTCGTCGATGTTCCATCACCAAGCCAGCAACCCAAAACATACGGATGAATCAAAAATTCTTTCGGCTGCAGCTGAAGGGCTCCCGCAGTCATGACCTTCGCTGGCCGCTGCCCTTCCTCCTGCTTGCGATACAATTCGCCTGTTTCATACGTCTTCCAAACATCGCGCTTGCGACAGCGGCGCACAGTCCACTCATGAGCCTCATCCGCAATAATCTCATCACCCTCAGCCGTCGTCACGCGATACACCGGACGGTCTCGCCAAACCTCAGAGACGCCAACAACCCGCGTCGGCGCACCCTTCTCATCAAACACATAATCACCAACACGCAGTTCGCCCATCACGCGCCAGCCATCTGGCGTCGGTATCGGTGTATCGAGCGCCAGAGCCTTCGCATGCCCCGGTGGCATACTGATCATCAGGCGCTTAATCTTACCTTCCGCTACGGCTTCCAGCTTCTCACACAGCAATTCGATGTGCTTCGGCGGCTTCAGCCCGCTCACATATTCAATGTACTTCGCTAGAGACTGCTGCGCCTCCTCCCGCAGCAGCAGCTCCTCCATCAGCGCCTTCAGTGTGCCAGCGTCGTCGCTCACTCGCCGTGCTCTAACAGCGGCCCAGTCAGCTTGTTAACACCCGCCGTCAACAGCAACATCGCAGTCCCGAAGTCCGAATCGCGCCCACCTACATGAACCTGCAAGCCATTATCTCCAAAACGAACCAGCACAAGCGAATTCACCGCACCAAATTCCCCCGCCTCAATGTCATCCGCCAAATTACGCAGCATCTTCACCGCATCACGGTAATCCGGTGGGCTAATCTCCCCGACAACCTTCAGATCCGGCTTACTCACACGTCAAACTCCACGCCGTCCAGCCACGCATCCACCAGCTCATGCACCTTCTTCCGGTTCATAACACACGCAGGAACCTCGCCAACCGGACCCTCAAGCAGCTTAATCCGCCAATCTTCCGTCAGCCACGCATTAAAAACAGCACCCTTCGTCAGTGTCAGCGTCGTCTCATCGCCATCCGCCGCCAGAGCCGCCGAAAAATCGCCATCCGAAAACCCGCCCATAAACCCAATACTATACCGCATCGTCATTCCCCTTCACCTCAACATACTCAGCCTCGATTATCGCCGGCCTATCAACCTCCGGCGGCGGCAGCTCGCCCGCCACCCCACTCAAATCCGCAATCCGACGACGAAGCTCGTCCGTCGTCATCTCTCGCGGCTCCAACGAATGCCGAATATTCACCGTCTGATCCAAAAATCCCAGCAACTGAGCCTGTACCTTCTTCGCACTTATCGCCGGCGCATACGCCCCGTCATCACTCGCCTTCTGATGCAACTTCTCCAAATCATCCAAAATCAACTCTCGCGAATATCCCCCCATCAACCGAAGACGCGATGTCTCCAATTCCTTAAATAACTCCCGCTGAATCAATATAGCAGCCTGTATCTCAGGACGCGCCAAATGATACTCCGCCACCACACTCAACGCATAGCGACTGTCATTCAATCCAGCACGACTCACAGCCAAAACCTCATCGCCCGTGCGAACATACTCACGCACAAAAATAGCGTCCGGCGTCATCTTCGTGTCGCCGTTCACACCGTCCATCACAGTGCGATCCCACAAATCTAAAGCGGCCTCTTCGTCGTCAGCCATTCTTTTCTCCGGTTGAGCGGCACCGCTCCAATAGACGGAAGGGAACATCACATCGACCACAGCGCCGCTCCAGAACAACATAAGACACTTCCAACCCAAATGTAAAGAGGGGGGCTATGCGAACCCCAAATTTTCAAAATCCCAAATTTAACAACCCAAAATCAAACACCCCCCGCCTCAACTCAATTTTCAGGGGGTGGGGGGCCGCCCCTCCAGCCATAATTTTTTCTGCGTAAACACGGATTGAGAGGGGTATATACGATATGAAATCGCGCCCGTCCCTGCATTTGTGCCTCCGTGGGGGGTGGCGCGCGGTCACAGGGGCACTGTCGCACGTCGCGGTCGGCTGGCGTTATTTTGCCGTGACCTTGACGGCTGGCATTGCCGGGCGCGCATGCGTTCGGCTTGTTGAGGTGGCGTGATTGTCCGGGACGATGACGGTCGATCATAGCGGATCATCTCGCGCGGGAAATCTCCGGGGGAAAATCGCTGGGCGGCACTGAGTATGACAACGCTGTCAGATCCGGCGCGACGGCCAGCGCATGAACGCAGGCCGGATGCGCGCGCGCGCCGATGATGCGCTGCTTCCAGATCGCGCTCCAGAGGCCTCCCAGTGCGTTTTAGCGCACATCAAGCGCCAGTGTAACAAACACGATCCGCCGCAACAACGTAAATCCGCCGTTTCTTACCGAAAATGTAACGGATGTAACAAATGTATCATTCCGATGTTACACCCTCAGTCCCAGAAATCCGCCGTTTATTCACTAATGTAACAATATATATAGATATATAGTTATATATATAGAGGTGTATTATATTGGTAACACACCTATGGGTGTTTTTAAGGGTATAGGGCTATACATTCTGAAATCCTGTTACATTTGTTACAACGGCGGAAAACTGCGGCTGAGAGCGTAACAATTAATGTTACATTCGGTTACAAATTGGCGATTTTTGTTACATTTTTGTCGGAGTTGACATTTGGTGAATTTTTCCTATTGACAGAACGTCAACGCATGTTAAGCGTTCGTCAACATGGTTTTTTGAAGCGCAAAATAAGGAGCGAATGACATGGCACAGACAGCGCGCGATTATCGTTTCGAATTGATCGACAAGGCCAACACAATGGGCATCACCCTTGACGGCCAGCCAGCCGCTATGGCGGGCGCGCGCAACACGTTTGGCGTTGTGCGCCTGTTAAGCGGCAAGGGCGGTGACGTTGAATATTCATGGCCCGCCATTGAACGCATTTTGAACAAGGGCGGCGCTTTCGTAAGTTAACAATCGAAACGGGCGCAAGCCCGTCTGGTAGGGGCTGGCTGCCCGCCACTGACGAGATAGGCCATAAAAGGGAGTTTAGAAAATGGAATTAATCCCCGTCTACGCGCGGAAAGAGCGCGCACTAGATTGTCCTGATACAGTTAAATTTGACGTTGTGATATACAAGGATGAGGCGCGTACCAAACTGTTTGCGCGGTTCCCTTGGCACTTCGAAAGCAAGCCGGATAAGCGACATAAGCGAGTGACGATCAATTGCTATTCGTGGCGGCTTGTTTGGATCGACTGAGGCTGATTAGCAATTCGAAACGGGCGCAAGCCCGTCCGATAGCATGGCCCACTATCGCTGATGAGATAGGCCAACGGAGCGAATGACATGGCAATCTATAAAGCAATCGAGACTAGGTTTCTTGGCCCGACTAACTTCCAGGGCGCGCGCATTAAGGCGAAATGCTGGGGCGGGAGCATGACGATCCCCTATCCGCACGAATTTAATCTCGCCAAAGCGCACAGGGAAGCTGCAATGGCTTTAATCGATAAGATGGATCAACCCTATGGTGGCTGGCGCGGCGATTGGGTTCAGGGCTCAAATGCCAAGGGCGATGGTTATGTTTTTGTTAAAACGAAGGAGGGGAATTGAGATGGGAAGGAATTTGGATTTTGCGTTATACCATGCGGGAACGCACCGCGCAGGTTCGCCGGGTTATTACACGCCGCTGCCGCGCGGACACTTTCAAGTGCTGCACGATAGCAAGCGATATATCTATGATGTTCGGGGCATTGGCGTGACGGCTGGCGAGGCGCGCGATTTTGTGATGCGCGCTTGGGAGTGCCGCCGATCTGAGGTCGTGGGGGCTTACCCGCGCTATGAAGTCGAGAAAAGGGAGTTTAGATAAATGACTGAACCGCGAAAGACAATCGTCAACGGGGTGGAGATCACCCCGGAGACTGTATACGCCACCCGTGAATTTTTTGCGCAGTTAAGCCGCGATTGCATTGCGGACGCGCAGAGCGGGGCTACACCCGTCAATGACTTGGATGGCTATATCGCTTGGCGGGAGAGGTGTATTTCTGATAGCTTGTCGGGATCTGGAGATCATACCCTAGCATTTTTGCAGCGGGCGTTTTTTATTCAAACTGGCGAATGCCCGCCACTTCTCTCACGATAGGAGCGATGAGGAATTGCTGATGCATAAATTCTATAGTTATGTTCATAGCTTCTACGGGCCGGGCGGTCTCTATCCGATGGGGGTTGCATTTGCTCACATCCAGAAAGCCACAGCTATCTATCTCTCGCGCGCGTCTGCTGACTTTTGCGGTGACAGCGTGGATAGGGAGGCGGTCCGCGACATTTTAATTGAAGACTTTGGCTACAAATGGCCTGATTAATTGGGAGTGAATGACATGGATGACAGAATAATTACCGCGATGGAAGAGGTGTTAATTCCGCTTTCGCCAGCAGGTGAGATTGAGACACTGGGCAGATGGGAGCGGGTTGGTCCTGAATTGCTGACAGCCCTTGAAAGCATGATTGTGAATTATGCTCAATTTGGCCGGGTAACGGATGATTTCGTCCTTCAATGCGCAAAGCTGACTATGAAAGCACGAGGGGAAGCATCACAATCCAGCAACGATGAAAATGGACAATGCCGCTATTGTGGCCGCGATAATGAGGGCTTTGAAAACGAGCCATGCAGCGATGACTGCCCTCAATATGAACAAGCAAGGGGATCAGATCAATGAGACTGACACGAGATAGCGACACCGACGAGGTGCGGGACGCATCGTCATTACAGGAGAATAAGACAATGACACACGCACCGCCCTCTTCTCAAATTTTAGAGGCAACCAAAGATGTTTCGCCATGCGGCTGTGTCGGCTGGGAGCCTTACTCCCATATTCCGGGGCACGAATATGCGGGCGTTATATTTCCGTATTCTCTCTGCCCAACGCACAGAGCGGCGCAGGATGCGGAAACGCAACGGGTGACGGCCATTAGGGCGGCGCATTTTGCGCGACTAGAGGCGCGCACCGCCTGGATAAACGAGCGGCTTGACCCGCGGTTAAAAGGCTCTGAGCGCCGGGCCGCGCGCGACCGTCTTAAAGACGCATATAGACTTGCTTAGGGAGAGTAACATGAAAAAACCATTGAAGCGTATTCAAAGCGCGATTTATCATTACAAGGACGGATGCTGGGTTGAAGGGTTGCACGACCGCCTCACAGGCCACGTGTCGGGCCTTCGAGGCGATGTGACGAACATTTGGGGCAACGTAACGGGCCTCCGGGGCAGCGTTTCGGGCCTTTGGGGGGAAGTGTCGGGTATTCAGGGCGACGTGTCGGACCTTCGGGGCAACGTGACGGGTGTTCAGGGTGATGTGTCGGGCCTTCGGGGCAACGTGTCGGGCCTTCGCGGCAACGTGACGGGTGTTCAGGGCGACGCGACGAACCTTCGGGGCGACGTGACGGGCCTTCGGGGCGACGTTTCGAGCCTTCGGGGCGACGTGACGGACCTTTGGGGCGACGCGACGAACCTTCGGGGCGACGTGACGGACCTTTGGGGCGACGCGACGAACCTTCAGGGCGACGTGTCGGACCTTCGGGGCAACGTGACGGGCCTCCGGGGTGACGCAACATACCTTCGGGGTGATGTGACGAACCTTCGGGGCGACGCGACGGGCCTTCGGGGCGACGTGTCGGGCCTCCGGGGTGACGCGACGGGCCTTCGGGGTGATGTGACGGGTATTAGCGGGAATGCGACTGGCACCTCTGGTGATCTTAACCAAATCCCCGCTAGCGCCCGGCCTTGTAACATCGCTGATTGGATTGAAGGAGATTGAGAAGGTTCACGAAGCGATCCGCGATTTTGAAACCAGAACAGGAGTTAAATTATCATGATGACGATACCACCCGATCCCGAGAGGATGAATAATAAACGCGCCGAGTGGGCATTGATAGCACTCGAGGCCTTCGGGGAGGCCGCACGCACAGAACACGAGGAGGCGCTGGCTGACCTGCTGTGCGGCCTGATGCACCTATGCGATAGGCGCGGGAATCGGATTGGAAACTTCGAGAGGAGGCTAGAATGGGCGCGTGGTTATTATCGTGATGAGACGGCAGCATGATTGATCCCGTTACCATCGGCAAAGCAACGCTGTATCTTGGTGATTGCCGGGACATATTGCCGACATTGGGCAAGGTGGACGCGGTTGTGACGGATCCGCCTTATGGGATGAGCCTAAATACGGACTTTACAAGGTTCACAGGTGGTAATGGTAGACGTGGCCATGGCAGGGTTCACTTGCCTATTTATGGCGATGATGAACCGTTCGACCCTGCCCCGTGGCTGGTTTATGGCGAGTGCATTTTGTTTGGGGCCAATCATTTTTGGTCGCGCCTTGAGGATGGCGGGGCGTTGCTTTGGATAAAGCGCAATGACGTTGCGTTTAATTCATTTTTGTCAGACGCAGAAATTGCCTTTATCAAAGGGAGAAGGGGTGTCTTTGCATATAGAGAGGTCATGGCTGGCAGCAAAAAGGCCGTAGAGGCTGGTTTAGACCCCCAGGGCCCGAGCGCACACCCCACACAAAAGCCCATTGGTTTAATGAGGTGGTGCCTTAGCTTCGTTAAAGGCGAAACCATCCTAGACCCCTTCATGGGCAGCGGAACAACAGGCGTTGCGGCCGTTCAGATGGGCCGCAAATTTATCGGCATTGAACGGGAACCAAAATATTTCGATATAGCCTGTAAGCGCATTGAACAAGCGCAGCGGCAAGGCGATTTGTTCATAGCTTAAAATCCAAAAGGGACTCCGATGCACTATTTCCAATTCAATATCGGTGACTACGCCAGCCACACACGCCACCTCTCA